CAGCCCGATAATGGGGGACAGGAACCGCCGTGGTACGGATCCGTTTGCCCGGTGGTGTGAGAGGACGGGGGAGGCGACTCCCCCTCCTACTCGATTCGAGACACCCATCGACGCCGCCCCCGGCGACACCGTGACCTTCGAGGCCGTGCAGCTGCACGAGAAGGCGAGCACGCACACCGTTCAGGAGAGCCGGGCCTTCTATGCCGTCGAGCTCGACATGGCCGACGACGATTCCTGGCTGTGCGGCTTGCACGTGACCGACGTGCAGGGTGCCTACACCCATCGCGAGCGCTACACCAACACCCTGGCCGATGAGCGCGTCTACCACGTCGAGGCCGACGAGCAGCAGCGCGTCTACGTGCGGTTTGGCCAGGCGGGCGTGGTCGGCGTGCAGCCCGACGAGGGATTGGCGCTGACGCTGACCACCTACTACTCCCTGGGGCGCATCGACGACTTCGCGCCGGGCTCGCCGATGGCCTTCGAGACCATGCAGGATCCGGTCGAAGCGCAGGTCGAGATGACCTTGCAGGAGGTGCTGTCCAACGGCGAGAACCCGCCCTCCATGCGCGCGCTGCGCGAGCTGGCCAAGTATCCCAGCATCTACAACCACAACGCCGTCTTCCTGGGCGAGTTCGACTTCCTGGTGCGCCGCCACTTCCCCTCCCTGCAATTCCTGTCGGTCTGGAACGAGGGCGTGGAGGAGCGCCACCGCGGCATGAGCGTGGACAGCATCAACGCCCTGTTCGTGGCCTGTCTGTCGGCCGATGGCGGCGAGCCCGTGCTGAGCCAGTCGCCCGGCGAGACGGTGGAGCCTGTCGAGCTCGCCGAGGAGGAGCTGACGGCGACACAGCGCGCCATCCGCGACAAGATCCATGCCGCCGACGACAGCTACCGAGTCCGCTTCTATTCCGCCATCCGGGCGCCGCTGCCGGTCACCATCGCCGCCACGGTGGCCACCAGCTATGACGAGGGCGTGGTCAAGGAGCAGATTCGCCAGGTCATGCTCGAGGAATTCGGCGAGCAGGCCGACCAGTCCCGGCGAGGCAACACTACGCCCCTCTACCAGCAGGTCTACCAGATTCTTCGTCAGCGTGTGCCGGCCCTGAGCGTGGGGCGCGCCGACTTGCGTGTCGACATCGGCGACGAGACCAGCGATAGCCGCCCCGAGCTATGGCGCTACGTGTCACCGGAGAACCTGGCGGTCGGCGTCTCCGCCGGTAACGTCAACGTGCCGTTCTGGGGGTCAGGGTTTTGAGCACCAGTGACGAGTTTGACTTCCCGGGGGCACGCCTTCCCGACATAGCCCCGCTGCGCGAGAGCTTCGCCAGCGGGCAGATCGAGGATGAACTGAAGACGCTGTTCGGCGAGCTGTTCGAGGGTGTCGCCCATGACACCTTCGATGCCAGCGTGCTAGGCACGCCGCACCTGGGTAGCTTCGAGCTGGTCCGTCGCACGGTGAACCATGACGGCCTGGTGCTGCTGAAGGGGGAGCGCGAGGAGGCGGCCACCCGCTACCTGTACCGGGCCTGGAAGTCAGGCGACGTGCAGAAGCGCGGCCTTCACTTCTTGCGCACCTACCTTCAGCTGCTGTTCCCCGGCGCGTCCGAGGTCAAGCAGCTGTGGCACGACAAGCGCTTCCCTTACGGCGACGCCTTCATCCTCAACGAGCCCCGCGACCCCTTCTTCTTCAACTTCCTGGGCCAGCCAGGCCTCAAGCTGGACGGTTCCTGGGGGCTGGGCGAGCTAATCATCCGCGGCGACGAGGCGCAACCCGAGTACAAGCCTGACGAGAGCCAGCTGTTCCTGACCTCCCGCGTGGAGATCCTGCTGGGCTTGGAGGCCATTGCGGCGAGCGCCCACGCCCTGGCCGGCGACAACCGGCCGGCCACCAGCGGTCTGCTGGAGGTGATCCGGGCGGTGATACCGGCGCGCCTGGTGCCGACCTTCAAGTTCTGGCTGCGCTTCGTGCTCGCCGTCGAGACCCGGATGAGCCGCCGCTTCCTGATGCAGAAGGACAGCGCGTTGCGCTATCCGTGGTGCGGGCGCGTGATATCGGATCGTCCGGACGCCCGCTGGCAGTTGGGCCGCGATGGCGAGCTGGTCACCCTGCCTCAGCCCTTCGGCACCTTCCGTCTGGGCGAACGGCGGGGCGGTGCCAGTCGCTGGCACCTGCATTCGTGCCGCGCCCGCGTCTCGCTCGATGTCGAATCGCATGCCGAGGCCATCGTCTACCGGGCGCCGCGGCTGGGCGAACCCGGCCGCCGGCTGGACGGCAGCTGGGCGCTGTCACGCCCGCAGTCCGACGCCTTCGGCTGGGCGTCGCTCGACAAGCAGATCGCGGTCACGCAGCCGCAGCAGCTGCTGACCACCTTCCATGACCAGGTGCGCATCGACTACCCGTTCACGCCGCGCAAGTTGGGCAGTGCGCGGCGCCTGGACGGCCGCTGGAAGCTGCGCGCGGGCGCCAAGCTGCAGGCCGCATGGGCCGGCCAGAAGCTCGACGGCTGGAAGCTGGGACGACAGCCGGGCATCACCGCCGAGCACGAGCTGTCTGCCGACCTGCGCGGCACCGCCAGCGCCGCCCCGGCCAGGCTGCCACCGAACCCGGTACCCAAGCGCCTGGCGCGCTGGAATCGACGCCTCGACGGCGCCTGGTCCCTGGGGGCGGTCAGCCGCTTCGGCGAGTTCAAGCTCGACGGCAGCATGCGACTGCATGCCCGGAAAATGACGCAAGCGAACGTCCTGGGAGCCTTCAGACTTGGCCTCAACGAACTCGATGGCACCAGTACGGCGCCCGACAGCCCCGAGCCGCGCCGCCGGCCTCTCAACGGCTGGAAGCTGGGCGCCATGGAGCCCCCCGAGTTCTCCATCGCCATCGTGAAGCGAACAGGACAGTGACATGGCCGAGGCTATAACCGTAAACAGCTACCGGCGCCGCCTGGCGTCGACCATGGCGGGAGGCGCCACCGTCAAGAAGATCGCCTACATGGCGTTCGGCGACGGCGGTCACAACGGCGACCTCACCGCCAAGGCGCCCGACCCCGAACAAACCTCCCTCAATAACGAGCTCATGCGCAAGCCGCTGACCGCCGTCGTGCAGGAAGACGACTTCTCGGTCACCGGCCGGGGCATGCTCGATTACGACGAACTGGTGGGCTACGCGATTTCCGAGGCCGCTTTGCTCAACGAGGACGGCGATGTGGTGGGCGTCAAGAACTTCGCTCCGAAGGTCAAGGAGAGCGACGAGCGCTACGAAACCAGCGTGAAACTTCGATTCTAAAGGGGGCTAGCCATGGCGCTACCAAACGGCACGATCACCAAGATTCCCAACAACGAGCCCGATGCGGTCCCGTCGCTGTGGAACCTGCGCTACGAGGAGATCGACGCGAACTTTTCGTACCTGGAGAACCAGCGCGGCCAAATGCGCACCGAGCTCGACGCCGCCAAGGGCGACAAGGCCAGCGTCGGCGAGCGACTGGACGAGATGTCCACGCAGCTGCAGAGCCTGTCGCCGGACTACCAGGATGACCTGTCGGCGACCTTGCTGTTCGCCATGGACCAGGCGGCACTGGCCAACCGTTCCGTGCAGTCGCTGAAGGAGCAGATGCAGCAGGAGGGTGAAGTCACGATCCGCAATCGCGGCGTGGTCACCGGCTGTGCCGTCACGCGCTCCACCACGGCCGCGCGCAACCTCAATCTGGAAAACGGCATCGCCTTCATGAACGGCCGCATCTTCGCCGCTCCGGCGAAGGAGAACGCTGCCAGCGTGCCGACCAACACCAGCAACAGCAGCGTCACCGTGCATGCCTTCCTGTACTTCCATGAAGACAGCCAGCGCATGCGCCTGTCCGTGACCGCCATCGGCGATGACGTGCCCGCGCACGGGATCCACGTCTACGACATCACCATCCCGGCCGACAGCACGGATGAGACCGACCCCAACCTCGATTACGTGACGCTGACCAATGTGCGGCGCATCGAGCCCGAGTTCCCGTCCAACCTTAACAGCCCGCGCACGGAAACCATCTCCATCAAGGATCTTCGCGACTCCGACTACCGCATCGACATCGACCTGGTGTCGGCGGTGGGCGAGCCGTGTCGCTCCGAGCAGGTGGAAGTGCTCAGCCGGGCCACCAACGGCTTCACCCTGCAGCTGGCCACCGGCGCCGATGACGTCGTGGTGCGCTGGCGGGTCAGCAAGCTCGACAACTAACCACACCCCGTCCCACGAACCGACAGCAGATAGGAGGCAGTCATGCCGCAAATCAAGCTGAAGCAGCCCCAGCAGCCGGTCGCCGAGTTCTCGGTATCCGGTTCGATCGTTACCGTCGCCGGCGTGGCCGTGGATTGCGCCGCTCGCCAGGCCGACGCTTCCACCGTGATCGAGATTCGCCGCAACAACGGCGTTGCCGAGGAGGGCGGCAGCGGCGCCTACCTGGCCCATATCGAGATTCCGGCCAAGACCTATCACGAGGAGGCGTCCGAGGAGCCCGCCATGGACGGCGAGGAGCCGGGCACCGTGATGGTGGCCGACCCGCTCGATCCCGATGCGGTCGTTATCACCCTGTGGCCCGCCACCAACCAGTAAGCCGACCCTCAAGGAGCTTTCATCATGCCGAACACCCTCGATCGCAACGACCTGCGCGCCTCCGTAGAGGCCGCAACCGGCGGCAAGGTCACCGTTCTCTACACCGAGAAGGGTCAGGCCTCCTACATGTACAAGGTGCCGCGCTTCAATCGCGAGGACATCGACCCCGGCCTGGGCGCCGGCACGCACCCCATGTTCATCATGGATGGCGTGGAGAAGAACCACCGCTACATCGGCGTCTTCCCCGGCACCGTGCGCGACGGCGAGCTTATCTCGCTGCCCGGCGTCGACCCCGAGTCCAGCCGCGACTTCGATTCATTCCTCAGCATCGCCCGTGCCAACGGCCCGGGCTGGGGGCTGGCCACCAACGTCGACTATGCCGGGCTTTCTCACTGGTGCTGGGCAAACGGGTTCTTGCCGCGCGGCAACACTGACTGGGGCCGCAACCATGAGCAGAAGTTCGAGACTGCGACCCGTTCTGACGGCTACGCAATCGGCGAATCGACCGGAAATGGCCGCACCCTGACTGGATCCGGCCCCAACGGTTGGCGCCATGACAATTCGCCGTGGGGCATCGCCGACTTGTGCGGCAATGTCTGGGAGTGGTCGCCCGGTATGCGACTGATGGACGGCGAGTTCCAGGTGATCGCCGACAACGATGCAGCCCTGAGCGGCATCGACCTGTCTGCCGCTTCCACGCTGTGGCGCGCCATCGATGGCGAGACCGGCGACCTGGTGGCCCCTGGCTCTGCGAACTCTGTCAAGCTTGCCCATAGCGGCACCGCGGACTACACCCTGGTCGCCTCCAGTGGATCCGAGTTCGAGAGCATTACCAACCCGGGCGCCAATCCGGTTTCGGCCGCCGCTATCGAAGTGCTCAAGCTCTATGGTCTCTATCCCGTGGGCGCAGGAATCGGTGGCGACGGCATCTGGTCGACTCTCACCGACGAACGCGTCCCGTTTCGCGGCGGCAATCGCTACTACGGCTCCAGGGCCGGCGTCTTTGCCCTCCACGTGCTCAACGCTCGCACGTTCTCGGGCTCGGACGTCGGGGCCCGTCCCGCTTTTGCCGTTTGACGCTTGCCTCTGCAGTGTTGTGTCTTTTGGGGTGCGCGATAGCGCACCCTTTATCTTTTCGGAAGGAAATCTAGGAGCAGTACGCACGATGTCACCGCAAGGAGTCGGGCCCGCACCCCAGCCGCCACAAGACAGGAAGTCGCTCGATCTCGTTGATAAATGCGAAGACATGATGAGCCATGCCTATGAGTTCATTCGCCACTTCCCAAAATATCAACAGCACTCTCTCGGCAGCGATATTCGCGACACCATGACTAATCTTTTACGCCTTGTCTATCGATGCGCCAGGAGATTCTACAAGAAAACAACCCTCGAAGATTTAATTGTCGAAATTGATCTCCTGAAAAGCCAGGTCCGTACCGCCTATAAGTCTCGCTATATTGACAAAAAGAAATACATCAATTGGGCAAAGATGAACGACGAAATCGGACGAATGATAGGTGGTTGGTATAAGAAGATCCTGGCCAGGATCGAAGAGGATGAGCAGAGAAAGCGCCAGGAAAAGCGTCGCGGCCGAACCTCCGTAGCCTGCTAATATAATCCTTGCACAGGGGTTGCGCGTTATTTTCGGCGTCCCGATTCGCGGCGGCAATCGCAACAACGGCTCCAGGGCCGGCGTCTTTGCCCTCAACGTGAACAACGCTCGCACGAACTCGAACACGAACATCGGGGCCCGTCCCGCTTCTGAGGCCAGCCAGAAGCGTCAGGCTCAAGGGCCTGACGACAGCGCCCCTCTCAAAAGGACGCGCAATCCTCGGCATCCGCCGAAAAACTCAACAGGCGAGCCATTCCAGTAGCCTCACGGTCGACCGTTTGGCCTCGCCGCTCACTCACGGCATCCATGGACGGCAACGTGGCCAAGACGTTCAAGAATCTCTATCCCGCCATCTACGACTTCGAGAACCTGCTGGCCGCCTACGAGCGCGCCAGGAAAGGGAAGCGCAGCAGGCCTGCAGTGAAGCGCTTTCACTACAACCTCGAAAGCAACCTGATCGACATCCAGAATCACCTCATATGGGGATCCTGGCGGACTGGGCAATATCGCCACTTTACGCTCTACGAGCCCGTCTACCGCACTGGCGCCGCGCTGCCGTTTCGAGATCGAGTGCTACACCACTCCCTGGTGGACGCCATCGAGCCGTGTTTCGGGCCGCGCATGATCGCCGACACCTACGCCTGCATCGAGAATCGCGGCACCCATCGCGGGGCCGACAAGGTGCAGGCCATGCTCAGAAAGGTCCAGCGCGAGCACGGCCATGTCTACGTGTTGAAAGCGGACATCTCGAAGTATTTCAAGAACATCAACCACGGCATTTTGAAGTCGATTATTCGCAAGCGTGTCGCCTGCCAGCGCACCCTTGACCTTATCGATGAAATCATAGGGTCAAGCGCCGACCCGGACGACCTTAACCCTGTCGGCATTCCGCTGGGCAATCTGACTTCCCAGCTATTCGCCAATATCTATCTAGGCGAACTCGATCTTTATGTGAAGCACACGCTCAGAATAAAGAACTATGCTCGTTATATGGATGATTTCTGCATCATCCACCACGACAAGCGCTACCTTCATGCGGTGCGCGACATCATCGAGACCTTTCTATGGTCACAGCTCGGCCTGCTGACCAACCAGAAAACGCAGGTTTTCCCGGTCGCGTTGCGCAACGGCCGCGCCCTCGACTTCCTCGGCTATCGCATCTGGCCTACGCATCGCCGGCTGCGCAAGAGCTCCATCCGTCGCATGGTGCGCAGGATGCGGCAAATGCAGAAGGCCTATGCGTTGGGCGATATCGATCTCGAGGATATCAGGCCCACCGTCCACAGCTGGCTGGCTCATGCTCAGCACGCCGAAACCTTGGGGCTTCGCCGGCACGTCCTGGCGCGCTTCCCGTTCATGCGCGACGACGTGCGCCGCCTCGATGAGCCAGCGGAACAAGACTACAGCGAACACGAGCCGACGGTGGAAGGGCACCGCACCCCTAGCATCTGCCTGGAGCTCTAAGCCGGCTCCGGCTCGGTGAAGCGCTGCCCGCCGGGCAACAACACCTGGGCATCGAACCACTCGATCTTCTCCTCGCTGATGCCGGCTTCCAGCGCGCTAAGGTAGTCGGCGTACCACTGCATCATAACGCGCCGCTGCCTGACCCAGTTGGCCTGGTTATAGACGGCCTCGAGGCCGGGCAGGGAGTGGGCTAGCTGCATCTCACTCCAGTCTCGCGGCCAGCCATGCTCGGAGAGCAACGTCTTCGCCGTGTGGCGGGCGCCGTGGCTCGTCATGCGGCCGGCGTAGCCCATAGTCGACAGGCACTTGTTGATGCTTCCGATGGCCAGTACCGAGTTGGTGCCGCCGATGGCCAGATCCCGCGGGCGTCGGTGGTTCTTGTTGGGGAAGACGTGGCCATCCTCACCGGCCAGGGGGCGCACCTCCTTCAATAGCTCGACCACCTGGCGGGGCAGGGGCGTCAGGTAGTCGCGCCGGGACTTCATTTTGGCCGCCGGCACGTGCCAGATAGCCTCCTTCAGGTCGAGCTCCGACCAGTGCATCCAGCGCACCATGCCTGGACGACTGGCCAGGTAGATCGTGATCCACGAGGCGGTGGCCACCAGTGGGCCGCTCCTGGTGGCGCGCAGCTTGCGCAGGAAGTCGGGCAGCTCGGCCTCCCTGAGGAAGGGGAAGGGCTTGGCGGGCTTGGGTGACTTGGAGGATACGCGCAGGCTGGCGGCCGGATTGGCGTCGCAGCGATCGAGGGAATGGGCATAGTCGAAGATCGACTGCAGCCAGATCCGGCACTTCTTCGCCCGGTTGAGAGAGTTGCGCTTCTCGATGCGGCGCTGCACCTTGGCGCAGTCCGCCCTGGTGATGCGCGATATCGGGATCTTGCCGATGATAGGGATGATGTCGTTCTTCAGCATGGTGCGCGCCTGGTACTCCGTGCCGGGCACGAAGTGCCCTTCTTCGACGCGGTGGGCCAGCCACTCCCATGCCGTGGTCTCGAAGGGGCCCATGCGGCCCTCGCCGGTGCGCTCATGCCTTCGCTGTTCAACCGGGTCGATGCCATCGGCCACCTTCTCGGCAACGTCCTGGGCGGCGGCTCGGGCGGCCTTGGCGGTAACGTCGGGATAGGTGCCGATGCCCATCCAGGCCCAGCGCCCGGTCGCCGGCTTCTTGAACCTGACTTCCCACCGCTTCCTTCCTGACGGGGCGACCACGAAGTACAATCGGTCGACACCGTAGGATTCGCGGTACTCCTTCTCTTCCGGCTCCAGCTTGGAGAGCACGGTATCGGCCAGGGGCCGACGCTTGATGGCGCTGCGTTTCATGGGCGTTCTTGTATGGCGATAGGTTGAGGGTGCTTTTTCAGTCTACACCATACACCAGGCC